GTTAGAACTACGCCATTGTTTAGAAATACTGCCATTTCAGTTATTCCTCATCTTTCTTGGTAGTTGGTTTTGGTGCTGCTTTTACTTCTGGAGTTTGTCCGATTTTCGCAAGAAAAGCGTCTCGCTCCTTTTCCCAGTCGCTCATGACTAGCTCCATTCCGTTAGGGTACTGATTGCGACATCGCAAGCCAGTAAGTCTCCAGTTGGCAGGTTCAGCACTTTAGGGCTGGACACGCTGCCTACGTTGAACACAATGCTTGATGCTTCGAGAAGCTGGAAGAGGCGCACTATGTCATCCTCAATCCCAGCAAGGTTTCCTTGATTATCCAGTAATGGCACAAGAATAGTGATAGTAAAGTTTGCTAGCGGTGCGATGGCTGTGTAGTCATTATTGCTAGGCACTAGGTAAGGATCAGCAGGGCTCAAGATTAGGCTGTTAGCAATAGGCGTAGCAGGTGGGAACGAGAACACGCTCCACTTGGTATTGTCAGTAAGTGCCGAGGCTATAGAAGCTCGAAGGGTAGTTATTGCTGGCATCAGCCCACCATAGAGTTAGGGCTTAAGTAAGGCGCAAGTAAGCCACGAACGCGAGCCATGAGCTGATTTGACATGGTGTAAGGGCTTGGTGCGTAGCCGTCAATAGATACGCCTTGACCTGTTGGTGCTTGACGCGCTTGCCAGATTGCAACGCTAATCATGAGGCTAGCCTCTTGGATGGCTGGAATCTCTGTGTAATCTGTGTAAGTAGATGCTGCTACTTGTCCGTAAGGGTTGACAGGGTGGCGGGTTGAATCGGTGACATGATCTGTAGTAACTGTAATGCTGTACTCGCCTGTGCCTGTGATTGCTTTATTGCCGTTGTAGTGTGAGCCGCAACCTGTGATATTGACTGTCTGACCGATATAGAAAATGTCTTGCACATAGTCATTAAAGAATAAAGTTCCGACTGTGCCTTGGTTAGCGTGAGCCACTACTGGAGTCGTGTTAGTCCATAGAAAAGGCAACAAGACGTTATCACTTGCATCGCAGACTGACTGCAAGACTGCATCAGTATAGAGAGTTCCGATACCTAGGGCGGTACGAAGCTCTGCGACTGTTGTGATGCTCATTGTTATCCTTTCTAAAGACTAGGGGAGCTGCAAGGGCTCTGGCAGCCCCCCTAGCGACTTAGGGTGTTGCTATTATGTAAGGTTGAACTTACGAACGCCCTTACCTGACTTAGCCAAGTAAATTGCGAGGTATCCGTAGAGGTTGATTTCAATCTCGCCAGATGTTAGTACGTTCACACGAAGCTGTGTTGTTGGTGATTCCCATGTGTAAACAGATGATGGAGCAACCAAGAACATTGAGTTATCGACAACACCTGATGTTGAGATGTTGTGATCTACGATGAGGTCTGTACCAAGTACGCCACCAACAACGCTTGTAGCAACTGCGTTGCCTGATGCGTTCTGTGTTGCGCCCTGTGCTGAATAGAGGCTGCGTCCTGTTGTGTCCGCAAATCCCGCGATGGCTGCCCAAGCATCGGTAGATGCTACGAGCTTGTTAGCGAAGTCTCCGCCTGTGCCCTTGTATGCGGCTGCGCCTTCTACAGATACGAATGACTGAAGTCCTGCTGCTGTTGCTGCTGTTGTAGCGGCTGTTGTTCCGTTAGCCACATAAGCTGCGAGTAGGGCTGCGTCTGTAGCCTTCTCGTATGCCTTGCGAAGTTCTGCCATCATGAGTTCCATAAACGCAGGTTGGCTGCGATCCACCAACTCGAAACTTACACGCTGCAAGCCGCTGAACTTTTCGATAGAAATCGTGTCATAAGCTGAGGTCATGCCTGTTTCTGATGGTGCTGCACCTTCGTTGGTGTCTGCAACTGTTGGTGCAACATCTGCTGAAGAGGCATTAGTGTAAAGGCGAGGAACTGTGAATGACATTCCGTCAATTCCTGCAAGTGATCCACGAGTTGCTGCCTCAAAAGCAGGGCGTCCTGTGAATGTGTCTGTAATGAAAGTGTTGAGGTGTGACGGAAGTGTCAAACCTGTGTTGGTTGATGTTGAATCATCTGCTGCACGAAGTGTGCGGCGTGCTTCGTCATCACCAAGTGCTGACTTAATAGATGCTTCGAGGTATTGCACAGATGTAATCGGTGCTACACGCTCGCGGACATAGTGAGATGCTGCAACTGTTGGGCGAGCTGCTTCTTCGGCTGCTGCTTCAACTGCTGGAGCTTCTACCTGAGTGGTTTCTTCCACTTGTGGCTCGCTTTCTGGTTGGGTTTCAGCAGGGATAACTTCCTCTGCTGCGATCTCAAGCACCTGAGCAGACTTAAAGGCTGGCTCTGTTACTAGAGAAACTTCTTTGAGTTTGGCGGCTGTCACAACTGTGTGACCTTCGCGTGATGGTGCTGACTTAATAATCTCTGCACCGATTGAAAGTCCGGAAACGAGACCCTCGCTAGCCATAACAAGTGCATCGTTGCCACCTGTTGAACGTGACAACTTGAAGGTCGCATAAATGCCATCTGGACGAACTGTGGCTGTGACCATGCGACCTACTGGCTTCTTCATGTCGTGCTGTGATAGCAACTTAATCTTTGATGGATCGTCAATCTCAATAGAACCAGCTTCGAAAACAACGCCACCAAGATTAGTGTTGCCGATTTCGCCAGTTCCCATTGGAACGATTTTGCCGCTAATCTCGCGACGCTCTTCGCTGCACTCAATCGAGGCGGCTTCGATGTATAGAGTCTCCATTAGAGCCCCTCACTTCCGTTAGGTGTTAGGTCTGTCATTGCCATTGCCTGTTCAGTTGTAATCAGCCCTAGGGTTATCATCTTCTCGACAACTTCAAGCTCCTTAATTGGGTCTTGCTTCAAGAAGGTGTCAAAGACTGCAAAACGCACTTCGTGCCCTGCTGTAGAGATGTCGTCCATAGATAGACGTGATTGAATTGCCTGAATGTAAGGCTCGATGCTAAGCGCGAAGAATTGCTTGCGCTCTTCTGTCACGTTTGCATAAGTCATAGTTGTGTTCTGATCTGCTGACAAGTAATAAGCAGGAACGTTCATAGCGCGGGCAATTTCAGTAGATAGGTTCTGAATCGCCTCGTTGTACATCATGTCTTTTGGTGAGAACTGTGTGGACTGGAACTCAAGAGTGCTAGTGAGGTAAGCAGTAGAGTTGTTATTGCGGCTACGCTTCCAAGCTGCAAGAAGTCCGGAAACCTCGGCAGGTGGTAGGTCTGCACCTGTGTTCTTTAGGATTCCGCTAGACATTGGCGTAGCTGATGCAATTGCAGCAGCCTTGTTAATGTCAATCGCTGACTGGATAGTGCGACCAGCGCGCTCTAACACGCCCTCGTCGAATCCTTGAATAGTAACGATGTCATTCATGGCGATAGGAGCAGCATCGACATAATACTGGGTAACCATGATGCCTTCTAGGTCAGTTGTGAATGTAACGCGAGCGTTTGCAATCCATTCGAACGCGGCAGGGCGTCCATCTTCTTGATAACGCTCTGTGACACGAAGATAAGAGACTCCGTAGAACAAGAGTGAATCTACGATCCAGCAGATAGTGATAAATGATGGTTGATTCTTTGCTAGCTGATTAACCCAGCGAGGCGCAGCAATCTTCTCGCCTGTGCGCTTGTTGTAATACTCAAGTGGGATACCTGCAATAGTTCCGGCAATAAGGTTGCGGGCTCTGGCTACTGAAGCCACGCTCATCGCATCCTTGCGAGAGACTCGGAGCTGAATCGCGTTATAGAGTGAGGGCAGATTCTCGCCCATGACCTGCGGCGCAAGCTGCGCTTCTAATATTTGTGGCTTACGCGAGAAGAGACCCATAGAAGGCAATTATACACTACATATAGATTATTCTGTGTATATAGCCGCTACCTGTTGTGGTTTGTAAAGCATATGGACAACCATGGCAGTTGCAATCGCTCCAGATACATCGCCAGCGCTCTTGCGTTTAACAATGCGCCATGCCGAGTCATTAACTTTTGCTGCGCAGTTATTCATCTGCTGAATCCAGTTGGCTTGCCCTGCGTGAACTAGTCGCTTATTGACCAGAGCATCGAGAAGGTCTCCGCAAGCCTGATAGAACGAAGCGCCAGATATGTCTTGGGTAATCTGTCCAGCGTTTGTCAGCTTGTCGGCGATGGATTGGGCTGTGTACTTGTCGTAGCAGATTTGCCTTGGGCGATACTGGTCAGCCCATGCCTTGATGTCCACCGCAATCTTTAGATCATCAACGCTTACCTGTGACTCCCACGTTTGTAGGATTCCAACTCCGATGCGACCATCTGGGAGTATCTGTCCAGCAACCAGACTCGCATTACGGCGAGATGGAGACACATCGAAAGCAAAGACTGTATAACCGCCAACTGGAATCGTGAGCGAAGAGTCGCTTGTTTCCTCAAGGATTCCATGCGGCCATGGTGACGATAAACTGTCAATCCACGAACACAATAGCTCGGTGCGGGTATTTTCAATAGGGCTAGTAGCAACTGCTTCTTCAAGGGCTTCCTCGCTTATCGTATAGCCGAGTGCTGGGTTTGCCATCGCCCATGCTGCTCGGTCTGTAATCTTGCAATATTGGGGAGCCGAATACTCATAATAACCAAAACTCTTAGGCGGGTTTTCTAACGCCCTTTCTCTCATGCCATTTAGGACAACCGAGAAAGCGTCTCCTGCATTTGAGGTAAGAAGCGTTTGAGCATTTGGACGTGCTCTAGTCGTAGGGATAGCTGCTCGAAATCCTTCTTCATTAATTTCTCGGAGTTCGTCAATGAAGAGGAAGTCCGCAGTACGTCCGCGAGATCCGTCTCGAGTAGCCGCAACAACGTCAAGCCTTCTTCCGTCCAGCATCTCAATAGACTCTGTGCCGTTGGCGTATCTGATCTGCTTAACGAATCCCTTGAGGTGGTCATTGTTCTCCAATACCTGTGCGACTTGTCTAAAGGTGTCCAGAGCCATGCTTCGATTCGAGGACATGATGAGGACGTTCTTACTATCCCACTTAAGCAGGTGAGCCAAGATAAGCATACGAGCTAAATGGGTCTTGCCGTTCTGTCGTGCGATAAGTAGCAGATTTGTCTTGCGTATCCACATGCCCTTCTTGTCCACGCCTAGCATGTCCTTGAGCACGTACTCCTGCCATGGCAATAGCGGCATATCTATGATTGTGCAAAGGTCTTTGACATCTTGCAGCTTGTTAGCACCCTTAAGCGGGATGCTGGCAAGCCTTGGTTTGGTTGCCCCTCGTAGGGCCTTGGACTGCTTGGCTGGCATCGGGTTAATTCCCGACTGGTCTGGCTGTAAATGGACTGTCTTGGTGGATTACCGACTGTGTCGGAGAGGGAAAGGC